AATCACCTGCTGAAGCTGGACGGTCTGGAGATCGAGCTATGCGGGCGCTGGCTCTGGATCGGCGGAGACACGAAGAAGCATAAGGAAGCCCTGAAAGCCTGCGGCTGCCGCTGGTCCCAGTCTAAAAAGCTGTGGTCCTGGCACTATGCCGAAGAGGGCGACAAGTGGCACCGCGGCACAAAGACCATGGCCCAGATCCGCAGCAAGTACGGCTCCACTACGTTCTCCCGTACCGGCAGCTATGAATCTGACGCGCTCCCCGCATAAATAGAAAAGACCGACCCGAAAGGGCCGGTTTTTCATGTTCACAGTACAAACACAGAAATCCCGCTTTCCATTGCAACACAATCATTGTTTACAAAAAAGTCTTAATTAAAAGCCATTATCCTGCTTTTTCACGTTTTCTCACAAATGCTCTCTATTTATTGCGCCGCAATGGGTTGACGCCCATTGCGTTTTTCACTCCTCTTCATGCCTTATCACAAGGTTTGAACACAGAAAATACACAGTAAAGTTCCGCTAATCCGCTTTCACTTTCGCAATATAAGCGTTGAGTTTGTCCGCCTGCTTGCTCTGGTGAAGCGCCGTCAAATGGGTATAGAGCTGCATCGTGATCGCCTCGTCCGCATGCCCCAGCAAAGCAGCCGCGCTCTTTGGATCTACGCCAGCCTCATAGCAGATCGTTGCAAAGCTGTGCCGGAAACAGTGCGGCGTGATCTCGGGAATTTCCTGCCCGTATACGTCAATCCGCACAGGAAATCCGATCCCCTTGCTGTACTCTCTCCATGCTCGGGAAATTGTCGCGGAGCGGTAAGGTGTGCCGTCCTCCTCGTGGAAGATCAGCCCGATCCTGTCCTGCGGCAAAGCATCCGCCAAAATCGGCAGGAGCGGCAGCCTGCGCATCCCTGCAGCCGTCTTGGTCCGCTCTTCGATATACGGCACATTCCCATTGGCATAGCACAGTTTCCTCCGGATGTGGATGACACCGTCTTTCCGGTCAATGTCCTCATAGCGCAGGGCCAGCAATTCACCCCTTCGGCACCCGGTGTACAAAAGCATCAGGCCCAAAAGCCAGTGTTCGCCGCGGTACTCCGTCACCTGCTTGATCTGCTCCGGCGTCAGCGCTTCCCGCTTCTTGCTGTATAATCCTTTGGGCCGCTTGACCTCTGCACAGGGATTCACGTCGATCTCCCCATGGAGCACCGCCCAGCTGCAGGACATTTTCAGCAGAGATAAATCAAGCCCCACGGTCCCGGCCCGGTATCCCCGATCTTTCATCTTTTGAAGATAGCGCACCAGATCCAGCGGACGCATCTGTTTGATATAAACGCCGCCCAGCTCGTCCTTAATCCGTTTGTACGCCCGCAAATAGGCGCTTACGCTTGAGGCTGACCATTCAGGCTCTTTATGCTTCCAAAACTCGTCCAGTACCTCCTGATAAGTGCGCCCGCGCTCCTCTTTCTCCTGATGCGCCAGAATCTTTCTATCCACCTCCCTGCAGGTCTTCCCCCGAAAAGCCACCCGCTTGTCGTTGATCCAACGGATACTCTCGAAAAGACCGTCTTTCCTCCGATAATATTTGCTTTTTGCCATGGTTTGCCTCCTTTTCTGCTTGCATTCAGCTGGAGGCTGTGCTATACTGTGAACTGAACAGAAGATAGCATAGCCCCTGTGATAATTTTGACCGGTTGTCGCTGTGGTTCGCTGTGTTTCTTCACTCCGCCCCGTCAGGTGTTGCAGCACCCGGCGGGGTTTTCTTGTGTCTGCTTTCATGTATGATCACAATATGTAGGTCTCCGTCAAAAAGCGTCTCAAGATTCTTGCTGATTTGTGCATTGATTTACAGCTTTTTGCATGTTATGCTATGCCTAGAATCAAACGTTTGTTCTGCTCAAATCCCTGCCTTTTTTGCCAGCCGGTCTATGTAATCGTCCTTGCGGTCCATTTGCTCACGGAGCCGGTTGTTGTCTCCAAGCAATGATTCAACTTGCTTTTTCAGGTAAGCAACTTCTTTTTCGTACTTGTCCTTTAGCTCTTCGATCCGCTTCTCTGCGTCTTCCCGCACATTGTTGATGACTTTTTCTTGAAAATCGTGCGCTCTGCCGATGTTGGCACGAAGTTGGGCAAGTTCCTCCTGCAATTTCTTCACCGTTCTGGTTTCCTCTGGCATCTCGTCCAGAAAAGCCAGATAGCAGGGATACTGACCATTAGATCCGATGGTGGCATTTTCAATAGCGGTGGAGGTGGAGCGCATGATATCTTTCGCGAGAGACCCGGACATGACCCGATCGACGGTTGCAACAGATACATTAGCAGCCTCCGCGATCTGGGCATTGGTCAGCTTCTGAATGTCTTTTACATCCCGCAGCCACTCGCACCAGCGCTCCAGAGACATGGAAGATGTGCGCGGACCGTCGCATCCGTTCCCGAAATACTCACAGTGTAAGCATCGGTTGTACGGCTTATCCATATTCTTTTTCCTTAACATGATATTTACAGCCAATTCCATCCCGGTTGATAGAAAGCCCCTCAACCTTGCAGGTAAATACCGCAAAGGACAATGGATGACCTCCTAACCTGGGATTTGAATTTCCCCCTTTAAAGTAGTAGGCTGTATCCAGCCCCATCAAACGGCCTGCCGGGTGAAAAAGTTTGGCGACTGTCCGCCCGGCGGGCCACCCCAGAATATTTGACGGCCCCCCTTGGCCGTTTTCTGATTCCTATAGAAAGGAGCAGCGATAATGCCTGTTGAATCGCTCCGGGACAACTTGAGAAGCCAAATCGACGCGATCCTGTCGGAAGCGACGGAAACACAGCTCCAGATTGTCCTGCAATTCATACGCGGAATGAAATGATTGCCTCCGGCCGGCCCTTTATGGGTCGGTCTTTTTCATTTCCTCCACCATCTCCCAGGCTTTTTTCTCCAATATCTCCCACTCCTCAACGCTCATGCGTGACATGACGGTGAGGAGTTTCTTTTTAAAATCGTCGCTCCCGAAAGAGACTTCACCGAAGAACTTCGCCAGCTCCTCGTTGCGGGTGAGCTGGCGGAACATCTCGCCCTCTCCGGTCCGCAGCCACGCCTCGTTGACGTTGAACTCTTTACAAATAAGGGAAACAACGGCGTCAATAGGCTCTCCCCGGCCTGTTTCATATTTTGCAATAGTATTGCGTTTGATTTTCAGCTTGTCTGCAAGTTCCTGCTGGGTCAGTCCCAGTTCCTTGCGCAAGGTCTTCATCCGCTCATCCACGGGGTTCTCACCTCCTTACACGCCAACCTTAACACAAAAAAGTTCCTTTGTCAACAAAAAAGTGCTTGACAAATGTTCTTTTGTGCCGTATAGTAGTTGATAGAAGAACAAGTCAGTGTTCTTCTACCAGCACCGCGAGCAAGCGTCACTTTTTGCTTTTCCATTTTTCTTGTATTGTCCACCAAATTCCAACCAGAAGTTCAATGAGAACCGCAACGCATACAATTGCGAAATATCCGCCGAACAGAATTGCAAACACTTTAAGCAAAGTCCATCCCACTGCGTTATTTTCTTGAGATTCTTTTGGTGACTTAGAAGTTTCTTGGCTGTTTTGTCTTCTGCTTTCGCCACTTTCTCCATCCCAATCAGATACATATTCGCCTTGCAAAATATCTGGATCACAGCGGGAGCATGGGGTATAGCCTTTTCGCTCCGCCGCTTCGATTGTCATTGCCTTGACATCCGAAGTGTAGGAACAGCTTTCCCGATGATATTTCTCGCCATTTGGCGTGACATATACGGTGGTGTCATCTGGGACAGAATAGGCGGTGGCAAAAACACACAGCGCAAATATTGCCAAGAGAAACAGCAATACCTTTTTCATCCCATCACCCTTTCTTAATATTTGTAGCACTATTTTACTGATTCTACACCATTTAACACCAGAAAGGAAGTGAAACTGTGTCCGAACACGAAAAGTCTGTCGCCGAATCCATCACCCGCGCTCTGGAGGCCCTGCCGGATCACAAGAAAGAATTTCTCGCCGGTTACGCCGAAGGCGTCAACGCCATGGCCTCCGCCCAGCCGGACAAGCCTGACGACACCCCGCCTTGGGATTGACCCATGAGCAAGCGCAGGACCTATGACCCCGGCTATGCCCCGGCCAATGTCATTGCCTGGTGCGACCTCCATAACCGGGGCATGAACGCCAGGTACATCCGGGCGAAGCGGTGCATTTATAAGCGGCGTGTCTGCAAGCACTTCCGCTGGCTGCCGCTTCAAAAGTAATCAAAACCGCGTGGGCATGGGGTGAAGCCCCGGATAGTAGGAGCTGCAGGCCGCGATTCCCCCCCTTGCGCTGCCGCGCTCCGGCGGTCGCCTCCATATCGCCTCCGGGACTTCCCCCTGTGCCCAGGCAAAATAACAAAAAGGAGAGAAGAAACATGAGCGAACATCCCGCCTACCGTGATAATTTGGAACAAGTTTTGCAATTCTCCGAGGGCCGCCAGATGCTGACCATTGGAGAGGTCCGGCAGTTTACCGGCATCCGGCATTACAACACCATCCATAAGCTTTTTCCCTTTGTTGGCGGATACATCAGCGCCGCAACTCTGGCCCGCTGCCTTTGTGGGGTGGGCAGATGATGATCGGCAGAAGAGAGCCCCCTCCCCCGCCGCCGGTCAAGGTGGGGCAGAGGACGATGGAGACTCCATACTGGGGAACAGACGAGAAGTGCGGCCCGCACTCCTGCACCGTGATCTTTGTCCACCCCGCGCACCGATATTACCGTGTCCGGTTTGCGGAGTATGGCTTTTGCCAGGCATACAAGTACTGAGGAGAAACCCATGAAAGACTTTGAACACTACATAGAGCTGGAGCGGGAAGCGTACCTGCGCCAGAAGCAGGCCCGACTTTTCCGCCGGGAGGCCCGCAGGACCCGCATGGAACTGCGGCGGGCAAGGATTAGGCGGACGTACCTGCTGGCGCTGGGGCTGCTGGCGGTTCTGTTTCTCGCCCTTTTAACGGCCCCTGACGCTGTTTCTTCCGGGGAGTTGCAGCAAACCCTCCAGACACCGCCTCCGCGCACCACGGGCGTTTATTTCGCGTCTGCGGCGGTTCCGGAAAGGCCGGAGCCAGCGGCGAAGAAAGCGGAGCGGGACGAACCGACTTTTTCCAGAGTCATAGAGAACGCCACCGCCACCCACTACTGCATCTGCAAGAAGTGCTGCGGCAAGGACCCGTCTCACCCGGCATACGGCATCACTGCCAGCGGGCGGGAGGCGGTTCCCGGCTACAGCGTGGCGGTGGACCCGACTGTGATCGAGCTGGGGACCATCCTGTACATCGACCACGGGGACGGTGTTCTGCGAGAATACCGGGCCGACGATACAGGCAGCGCCATCAAGGGCGCAAAGATTGACATCTGCGTGGAGGACCATGCGACAGCTATTGAAATGGGGGTAAAGACAGTCGCCGTATATCTTGCGGAGGAGTGACAGACTTGACCAACCAGGAGCGGAAAATCGCATATGATATGTGGGTAGACGGAGCATCGTGGGAACAGATTGCCGACAAATTGGGCTATTCTGCAAGAACTGTGGAGCAGGACATGCTCGCGAGTCTGCGCCGCAAACCCAGGACCGTAAACTGTATTTACCCCAACCTGCGGCGCGTGATCACAGACGAATACGGCGGGGTAGTATTGGCATTTGCAAATACACTCGGTGCCCCGCAAAGCACGGTATACAGTGTTTTGACAGGAGCTGTCCCCCCTGGGAAAAACCTGGTCGACGCCATCGAACGCTGTACCGGCCTGACCGAAGAAGAGGCATTTGCAAGGGAGGATTGACCTATGATCCACTACATCTGCGACCACTGCGATACACCATTTGACGAGCCTGTTGTTGTCGCCCACCGGGAGAACCTGGGCGAATTCACACGGGAGTATTTTGACGGCGTCTGCCCCATCTGCGGCTGCGACAGCTTCTCCGACGCGGACCTTTGCCCAAAGTGCGGCGAGGCCAAGATGGCAACGGAGATTTTGTGCAAGCGTTGCCGGGACGAGTTTATCAAGCGCATTGACGACAAGTTTTCCGATTGTACCGCCGAGGAAGAAGAGCTTTTTGATGAATTGATGGACGGCGATACCATCACCAACAGGAGGAACTGGGGGTAATTTATGAGAAGAGGGATACCCATTGAAAAACATGAAGAGGCGCAGCGTTTGATAGATGAGATTTCTAGGTTAAACGACCAGCTAAATGCTTTGAAAGCAAACCCCTGCCCAAATGTGAGGGATTTGGTAGGACCTGCACTGGAAAGACAAAGGAGGGCTGGTGCAGAAAATCCTCCACGCTTACAAGCGATTACGACTAACATCTGGTGGTTGGCAAGAGCCGCTGTATGCGGCAGTTTAGTTTACAAAAAGCAACGTAGTGGCAATCTATTTTTGCCAGAGGGTGTCGAGTTGACATCTTCTCAGCTAGAGGCGGCCACCGAGCTAACAGAAAGAATTACACAGGCGTTTGTAGAGGTCATGGACAGATGCGTTTGGAAAGATCAGGATGGTGACAGCGTATGAGCGTTTTCTTTGACCCTGCCGCCCACACCTACACCGTGGATGGTGTACGTCTCCCCAGTGTCACGGAGATCTGCCGCTTTCTCTCCTATGACCGGAAATCGGACAAGCCCTGGCTGGCCCAGCAGGCGGCAGACCGGGGCACCCGCGTCCATGAGTACACGGTGATGCTGGACTATGGCGAGGAGCCGGAGGACATTGAACCGGATTGCGCCGGATATGTTGCCGCCTACCGCCGCTTCCTGCATGACTACAAGCCGGAGTGGCAGGGCATTGAGACCGTACTGGGGAGCAAATCGCTCGGCTATGCCGGAACCTGTGACCGCTACGGGGTGATCAGCGGGCGCCGCGCGGTGCTGGACATTAAAACCGGCTCCAGCATCCACAAGTCGCTTGCTGCCACACAGCTGACGGGATATTGGACGCTGCTTGGCGGAACGAAACGCTTTTTTGCAAAAGACCGCTGGTGCCTTCTGCTGCGGAAAGACAGCACATATTGGCTGGAAAACCTAAACGATGCCCCAGAGCTTTGGGAACATTGCGCCGCAATTCATCAAGCCCTGTCAAAGAAAGGAATGACCATACGATGAATGAAATGATTTTGTATTCCTGCGACGCCGCCGCTTTGACGGTACGGCCGGAGAAGCATACCGGAAACTATTGGATTTCAACCCCTTCCGGAGCCACAGCCAAGCTGACCAGAGGCACGGACTTCGGCATGATCCGAAAGAAGGACGGCAGCGCCATGAGCAAGCACCCAACCCTGTTTAAGGCCGGCGCGGAAAAGGTGGCCGTGGCATACGGCCTTTGCCAGAACTACGAGCTTGTGAGCAAGATCGAAAACCCGGACATTGGTTTTTTCTATTTCCTGGTCCGCTGCGATCTGGTGAAGATCGTCAACGGGGAGCGATACGTCATCACCAGCAGCTACGGCAGCGGCAACACCCGGGAGGGGCGCACCGGGACCCAGTCGCCCTATGACGGCGCCAACTCTGCCCTGAAGATGGCCCAGAAGCGGGCACTTGTAGCGGCGGCGCTGTCCCTGGGCTGTCTTTCCGACGCCTTCACCCAGGACCTTGAGAGCGACACAGAGGACGGCGACGCTTACTTCACCGGCAAGGACCCGGAGAAGCCCATCACGCAGGCACAGGTCAAGTTCTTCTATGCCGCCGCCGCGCGGCATGGCCTGACCAAGACGGAAGCAAAGGCTCTCTTGAAAGAACACGGATACGACAGCGCCAGCAAGATCAGGTCCGGTGACTTTGACAAGCTGCTGGAAGCAATGGAGGGCTGACCAATGCTATTCAACGGAGTGAAAGAATACAACAAGGACGGCAACGAGTTCAAGACCGCTATGGTCGTCGGCAGCGCCACCCGCGACGGGGAGCTGAAAACCACACAGAACGGAAAAACGTACGGCGCGGTCGGTGTCCGTGCTTTTGGCCGGCAGGACGGCACTGCGGCATTTGTCGAGGTAAAGTCTTTTCGGGAGCCGTGGTCAAGGCTGATCGCGTCTTTCAAAAAGGGAGAGACCTTTGAAGTGTCCGGGCGGCTGGAACAGCGGGAGTACAACGGCAAGACCTATACGGATCTGCTGGCGGAAAGCGTGATCGCCACGGAGCGGCTTGCCTATCTGCTGATTGGGAATGCCGCGCCAGCCACAGAGAGCGGGAGCCAGCCCGCCCCGCAGTTTAAAGGCGCTTATCTCCTGGACGGAGAAGAGGACCCCGGCGACCTGCCGTTCTAAGGCGGTGCAACATGGCAAGAGAATACTTCCCCTGTAAATATGAGTATCGCAAGAAAATTGCGAAGCTCTCAGATCAAGAGGTAGGTCGTCTTTTTAGAGCCTTGCTGAAATACGGCGAGACTGGCGAGACGGAGGAACTCACGGGACGGGAGTCGGTTGCATTTGATTTTATTGCGGACGATATTGACAGGGCAAAGAAAGCATACGAAGAAACTTGCGAAAGAAACAGAGCGAACGGTATCGGTCGTATGCGACCGGTAGCGACTGGTAGCGACCGCCCCCCAAATAAAAAGAAAATAAAAGAAAATAACTCTCCCCCCTTACCCCCCTCTCTGGGGGGAAGCCCCGGCTTGCAGGCTGTGTTTGAGGACTGGCTGGCCTACAAGCAGGAACGCCGGGAGGCGTATAAGCCCACCGGCTTGAAATCCCTGGTCACTCAGGTGCAGAACGCCGCGAAACAGTACGGGGAACAGGCGGTTGCCGACCTGATCCGCACCAGCATGGCCAGCAACTGGGCCGGTATCGCCTTTGACCGCCTGCGTCAGATGAAGCCGCCGGACAGGGAGGAGGAAGATCCCTATGCAAACGCTGTTTGACGCCTCCCGCTGGCTTGTCTACTTCCCGGATCGTATGGACACCAGAAAGGCCCTGTGGCTTGTCCGGGATGTGCTGGACGTGGACGCGCTGAAAGACAACGCCTTTTGTCTTGCGGACGGTGACCCGGAGGCGCTGTCGCAGTCTCTTCCCTTCTTGTCTGCCTTTCCGTCGGTCTTCCTTGCGTTGTCCGACGCGCAGCTTACAGAGGACGTCGCGGAGATGCTGGCCCAGCTTGCACCGGCCGTCTCCATTTTGACGCCGCGCAAGGGCGCCTTTGGAGACCAGAAGAATGTGCGGGAAGTCCTGGCTGTTGGCGGCGAAAAGGCGGTCAGCCGCCTGATCATGGGCGCTATAGAGCATGCCGCATCCGGGCTGCTGGATGTGGCGGAGGTGGAGCGCATGGACCCCATGTCTTTGCCTGCCGTCCTCTCCGGCATCCGGGAGCTGGACAGGACCATTGGTGGCTTTGCCCCCGGTGAACTGTCCGTTTGGACGGGAAAGCGCGGGTCCGGAAAATCCACCATGCTGGGCCAGATTCTGGTGGATGCAATCCAGCAGGGACATGCCGTCTGCGCTTATTCCGGTGAGCTGTCCGCCTGGCGGTTTAAGCAGTGGATCTCCATGCAGACGGCTGGCTCGAAGCACTTGGAACACTGCACGGACCGCTGGAGCGGCAAGGAGTTTTACCGGGTCCCACAGGAAATCCAGAAGCAGATAGACGAGTGGTGGCGCGGGAGGTTTTTCCTCTATGACAACAAGGTTTCCTCCGCCAGCGACGAGGAGAGCATTCTGTCTGTCTTTTCCTATGCCGTGCGGCGCTATGGCTGCTGTGTTTTTCTGGTGGATAACCTGATGACCGCCCGCTTCTCTGTTTCCGCGGATCGGGATTTTTATCGGGCGCAGAGCAATTTTGCTGGCAGACTGGTGGAGTTTGCGAAGAAGCACGAGGCTCACGTCCATCTGGTGGCCCATCCAAGAAAGGCAGAGGGCGGGAAAAAGGGCGTTGCCGACGCGGACGACGTATCCGGCAGTGCCGACATCACCAACCGGGCGGACAACGTATTTTCTTTGGAACGGCTGCCGGACACAAAGGCGGAAGAGTACGGATTTGACACGATGCTGAAGATCCTGAAAAACCGCTCCTTTGGTGAGACAAAGGATATCCAGCTCTGCTTTGATCCAGCCAGCCGCCGCTTCACAAGACCCGGAGAACCGGAAAAACACTACGGCTGGGAACCGGAGCCGCTGGGATTTACGGAGCTGTCCGGCGTTCAGGAATCCATGCCGTTTTAGGAGAAGTCAGATGAAGTTTACCATACCTTATCCACCGACAAAGGCGGGAAAATCTGCCTGGAACAAGCGATTTGGCCTGAATGCCTATTACGCCGGGAAACATTGGCAGGCGCGAAAAAAGGATGCGGCGGAGCTTCACACCCTTGCTTTTGCGGCAATGAGACGAGCTAAAATTCGCAAGGAGCTTATTCCCTACCCTGTGGAAATCGTGTTTCGATGGGATGACGGACTGGACATAGACAACCACGCCGTTTTGGGGAAAGCCTTTGTGGACGCCATGAAGGGGTACATATTGCGGGATGATACGCGGCGATTTCTGAAACGCGTAACGCATGAATTCTGGGACGGAGGCTGTATTGAGGTAGAGATCGTACCGGCGGAACCGAAGGAGGCGTAAGTTGAGGCCAGCCTGCGGCACGACGAGAAAGTAGCCAGCACAAACGCCACGGTCATAACAGACCGGGACGGCAATGTTACCGGATGGATTGATAACGACACGCCAGTGTGCTTTATCCCAAAGGAGGACTGACATGGAGGAATATATCAGCCGGAAAAGTTTGCTACAAGTAGTAGATAGCTATGAGCCAATTGTACAGGGGCCTCACGATGGTATTGGACTTCGGGAACATGCAATTTGGGCAGGTATGTGTGAAGCCATACAGGATATGCCCGCCGCTAACGTGGCTCCTGTGGTGGAGGCGGAGTGGATGGCAAGAGCAAGAAAAAATGGCATTGGGAAAGTCTGTTCTGAATGTAGAGAGGTTTGCTTGTCTGCACCAACAAACTTCTGCCCCAACTGCGGAGCCAGGATGAGAAGGGAGGGCGGGGAGTAGTGACGCTAAATCTATACATCGTGATGGATGCCAACTACGAATGGGGCTGTTTTGTTTTTGATGCCAGCCGCAACAGGGCGAAGATGCGAGTGGCGTATGAGTTTGGTGCAGACTATATAGACATGCGTTGTAAGACCCTTGCGCGAGGCGTGAATATGGATTTCCCCATGCTGGTGGACTGCCCTGAACACGAAGGATATGATCTGGTGGAACGACTTGGTTTTCACTATGGAACGGATGAGGAAGAGGAGGCCACACCATGAAATTCAAGAAAGACGGGAAGGTGTTTGAGGATATTCAAGATGCGGTAGGAAATTTTTGCGATTATGCTATGCAAGGAAGTTGTGATGATTGTCCCTTATATCGCAATCAGTATAGCCACAAAGATAGTAAAGAGAAGCTGGATGGATGTTCTTTTACAGCAATGAGCCGTTCCCCTATTAACATTGCCCGCCTGATGGGCTATGAGGTGGTGGAGGATGGAAAGGAGTGTGAGACCGTGAAATGTTATCGTGACGGTGGTTGTGGCCCTTATGAAATGAATTCTTGCTCTGAATGCCCTGCCAGCAAGCCGGAGTATGCGGAGAAAAAGGAGGCCGACATGGAAAAGCGGAAGCCCCACAAAGACTGGACGCTGGGGGAGGTTCAGAGGTATTGCGCCGCCAGAAACGGAAACTGTTCCGATGATTGTGCGTTTTCCAGAAAAGGTGTGGGGTTTGTGTGCAAGGTTGCGCTCAAGCCGCGAGATTGGGGGCTGTCTACCCCGCCCCGATTCACCGAGGAGGAAGTGGCGGACGCGAGGGCGATTGTAAAGCTATTACCGTATCCCGAATTAACTTTGTGCAGAGAGAACGGCGGAAGCCTGTGGCTTGAATCGACAGCTATGTCGTACCTGCATCTGTCAGGAAACGCGTTCCCCTCCATCCTCCCCGGCACAAGTGTTTCGTTAAAGGAGATTGCCAGTGAAACTGAATGATTTAACGGGAGAAAAATTTGGACGGCTAACCGTTTTAGAAAGAGCAAAAAACCACGGAAAACGAACATATTGGAAGTGTTTATGCGATTGCGGGCGGGAAAAAGATGTAGGAGCTTATGATCTCACATCAGGAAAGACAAAAAGTTGCGGGTGTTATTCTGCCGGTCCTAGAAAGAGCATTAACCTGTCGGAAAGCAGACTGTACCAAATTTGGGAGGGCATGATTAGCCGGTGCGAAAACAAAAACAAAGATAACTACCAGCAATATGGGGCGCGCGGTATTTGCGTCTGCGCAGAATGGCATGATTTTTGTGCTTTTATGCAATGGTCTTTAGACAACGGTTATGCTGATTACTTGACAATCGACAGAAAAAGCACAAACGGAAATTATTGCCCAGAAAATTGCCGATGGGTTTCGTGGGAAACACAAAACAATAACAGGCGGAACAACAGAGTGCTTGAAATTGCCGGAGTAAAAATGACAATTACACAGGCGTCTGGTGTATTCGGAGTAAGCAAAACAACCGTGTACGATAGGCTAAGTCGGGGTTGGTCAATGGAAAAAGCGCTTGGTGTTAGGCCTGGAGTGGTCATCAAGCTCTCTGAGATTGTGGGAGGGAACGGATGACCAGACGTGAACGTATCGTTGAGTGTATGGAGGCTATGGAGCAGGGCATGATCCGCACAGGCTCCACAAGGGAAATCTGGCAGAATGATTTGATTTACTGGCTTTGCAAATCTGTGAAGCTGCTACTGGAGGGGATGCTATGAGACAGTCCGGACTGATGAAAAAGCACAGCCAGGAGATAGACACCTACGCCAACACCTACAAGGACATCATCCAGCAGTTTGATATCGACACGCTTTGCATCGCCATGAACCGCTTTGAGGGCTGGGGCTACAACCGTCTCATGCGCTTACTCAAAGAGTGGGAGCTGGTGAGAAAAGAATTGTACCCGGCTATTGATATCAAAGACCCTGAGTGCGACGTTGCACAGGAGCGTATGGAAAAGCGCTTTTCTGATATCTGCAAAGACCACGCCAAGCCTATCCCGTTTGCCAAACGATATCCATGTCTCAAGGGCGTCAGCTATGAAGGGAGAAAGAAATGACGAAAAGCTGTTATGACATAGAGGGCATGCCGGGCATGACCTCCGTGCCAGAGGAACAAGACACCTGCCCATATAACGAAGCAGTGGCCTGCAAAAAGAGATCATGCAATGCCTGCTCATGGAATCCAAATAAGGGAAAGAACCTTGAGAAATCCGGCGAAGTCGTGGAGAACGACAGCGGAGGCGTTCAGCATCACCGACCATACAAGTCCGAATGGCTCCCGCCTAGAGCGATCCTTGCCTTATCCCGTGTCCGCTATGAGGCAGATGTGATCCACCACTACCCGGAGATGAACTACAAGAAGATTCCCGCGAAAGAACACATAGGACGGGCGCTGACGCATTTGTTCGCGTGGCTGGCGGGCGACACCAGCAACGACCACTTAGACCACGCTCTTTGCAGAATTGCTTTTGCGGTGGAAATGGAGGCGGAACGTGCCGAAAAAGAGAGTCAACCCGAATAAAAGGCCAGCAACACAGGCTGACGTGAACCGGGCAAAGAACGAAGCCACCAGCGAGGCTATCAAGCGCGTCTGCTACCTGATGCTCTACATCCTGATAGAAAAACACAATGCGCCTTATGAGGACATCCAACAGCTTGCGGAGGAAGTCACTACTACGCCGACAGCATCACGAAGGGCTATGTGACCTGGAAGGACATTGAGCACGTGGTGGTGGATGAGTACGGCGTGAGGCTGCCGTGGTGAGAAAGGAGTGGCGAAGACTATTGAACAACAAGGGATTGCCGGACGAGCTGTATGACACCGAACGAGGCGACAGCGGGTTTGTGAGTAGTGGGAGGTAAAGTATGAAATCAGCAAGAATTTATACAAACGATTTTAACCGTATTATTGCAGCCACAAAGGGCTTTGTCGGAAAAAACAACCATAGGATTGCTCACCAATACATTAAGTTGGAGTTTGACGCAGAATTTCAGAAGGTTACTGCGATTGCCGTTGATGGCTATAGAATGTCCGTTGAACACGCAGTTGTGAGTGATTGCGAAGAGAGCTTTTCTGTTTATGTCAAAAGCGATGTTCGGCTTCCGGCAAAGCAGTATGCAAAGTTTACCCTTGAAGATGAAGAGGTAATGGTTAGGTGCGGTGACTTTGTTTTTGGGTATCGCCAGCCGAAGCCAGATGAGTTTGATTGGGAAAAAGCAATTCCAAAAACCGACATTGCATACAAAATCGGATTTAATGGAAATTACCTGCTAAGCGCTTTACAGGCCGCAAAAGTTTCTTGCGGGGACTCTTTCAAAACCCCTGTAGTGCTTGAGTTTAGAAGTCCCGTAGAACCAATCCTGCTACGCACCAACAAAGAAGACATCAAGATGGTGCTTCCAATTCGGATAAAAGAGTGAGGTGATAGATTGAAAGACGACGAAATGCTTGACCGCAATGTTGCAGAAGCGCATAACCGGTTCAGTTGTGGAGGAGGATGAGGAATGAGCGACTACAAGCTGCTGCCGTGTCCGTTTTGTGGTGGGGAAGCAGAATTAAAATCACAAGAGGTTGAGTATGGTCTTTGCGGTGCGTGGGTGCTTTGCAAAGAATGTAACGCAAAAAGCAACTATATGAACACGCATGAGCTCCACTTAAGGCAGGGCAGCATATCGACACCTATGACAGAAGAAAGCAGACGGCGCGGAATTGAGCGGGCAATTGCCTCATGGAACACCCGCGCCCAACTATCCCGCCAGAAAGGAGAGTGAGGACTATGGAATGGATCAGCGTGGAGGAGGTGCGTTGTGGGCAGGTTTAAGGACTTGACGGGGATGAGGTTTGGCCGCCTAACTGTTATAGGAATAGCCGGTCACGATAACTATGGGAAACTGCTTTGGAGGTGCAAATGTGATTGTGGAAACGAAAGAGTAACGCACGGTCGGAGCCTCCAGAACGGCATGTGTAAATCGTGCGGATGCCTCAACTTGGAAGCAAAAAGAGAAATGGGAAGATATAAGGGCCTGTCAGCAGACGAAAGACGGCTATATTCTTGCTGGAAAGGGATGCGGGCTCGGTGCTTTAATCCCGCGAACAAAAGTTATCCCGACTATGGTGGTAGAGGAATTACTGTATGCGATGAATGGGCAAACGAAGACACAGGGTTTCTCAACTTTCTGAATTGGGCGAAGTCAAGCGGATATTCCGACCGCCTAACCATCGACAGAATAGACTATAAAGGAAACTATGAGCCTAAAAATTGTAGGTGGGCTGATTGGATTACACAAGCGAACAACCGCCGCAGACCGGCCAACGTTAAAAATCAGTATGGCGTATGGGAATATAGGTCTGTTGTATAACGCCACTCCCGCCTCCGCCGGAACAGTAACGACCCCCAGCGACTACCGCAGGAAGGAGGATGATGGATGGGCGAGTGGACCCGTATCCCTGTTCCCATTGACAGCGACGCGGACCGGCGCAATATAGCGTCTATTTTGTTTGCCTGGGGCCTGGAAGTCCGCCCAAAAAAGGTGCGGCTGACCCCAAAAGGAACTCCGCGCAATTTTATAGAGTACCGCATACATACCGGGACTGATTCTGGAAAGACAGGTGATCGCATGCCGTAGCCGCACAGCAGCGGGTACATGATGGGGCAATCTTGGAAAACAGGAGATGCCCAATGAAATATAAATTTACCACGGAGCAGCTGCAGCAGATGGAGAAATGCCGCTGGCTGACGGACCGGGAGCGCAAAATATTCAACCTAGTCTATCGCCGGGGCTGGGCCATTGAGGATGCCGCCGCCGAGCTGTATGTCTGCCGCAGCGTGATCGAGGACGCCCTGCGCTCCATTCGGGAAAAGACCGGCGTATTACAGGGGAAATAACCGCATTAAAACAGCAAATGACAGCGACGCCTATGGGACAATGACCATAGAGCGCCGCTGTCTTTTTACGCGCGGGAAAGACCGGCGTATCCTATGAAAGGAGAAAAGCATATGGCTGAATTTGCATCTAAGGGCGTTGCGGGCGCGGGCCTGGGCACCGGTATCGCCGGTCTGACCCTGGGCGTCCTCAACGGCGGTCTTGGAAATCTGCTGACTGGCATGAACGGCTGCGGCGTCTGCGGCGACAACATGCTTGTCAACCGCTACGAGGCTTCCCAGTCTGCCCGGATCGCCGAGCTGGAGACTGAGGTTAAGCTGCGGGACGCAAACTTCTACACCGTATCTGAAATGGGTAAGCTGCGTGATTACGTGGACGGCCGTTTCAGCAAGGTGGAGTGCGAGTTGAGCGACCAGAAGGCGTTTAACGCCGGCACGATCTCCAACATTTCCTGCATCCAGAACCAGGTCGCCCAGCTGATGGGCCTGACCAAGCTGGTTGTCCCCAACACCAGCATTTGCCCCGGCTGGGGTGATGTGACGGTGTCGGTGACCCCGGCCACGGCAGCCGCTGGCGCCTGATCCGGCAATGAGGGCGGGGGATATCTCCCGCCCTCGCTTTATTGACAGAGATAAGGAGTGTATGCCATGGTTGCACTGAGCAAAGTCAAATCCGGCGTCGCCCGGTATCTGGACGAAGAGTTTACCAACAGGCTCTCCGGCTGGCAGAAATGGGTGTTTGGCGCCGGCGCGGCAATGTATCTGGAAAACTTCTCCGGCATTGTGGATAAGCTGCGCCAGCAGGAGTTTGTCAAAACCCTCAAAATCATGGACGATTCCGGGAACGTGGACGCCGAGCGGCTGTACATGTTCTTTAAGGCCCAGGCTCAAAAGGGGCCTATCACTTTTGATATCCCCATGATCGGCGCTGTGACACTCAAGGAATCCGATGTGGATAAACTGTACACCTGCATCATGCAGGCGTAGGAAAGGAGAGAGCCATGAACGTGATCGAGCACATGATGAAGCTGTACGAAGAGGCGCTGGATGAACTGATGGGCGCCCAGAAATACGCCAAATGCTCCCACAGGGCAGAGAACGCCGACGACAAGACCATGTACCGGAACATGGCGAAGCAGGAGCTGGACCACGCCTACAGCCTCATCAAAGCCGGTGACCGGATGTTCTCCGGCACCGACAGCGCCGACTCCCTGAAGATGGTCTGGACCAGCCTGCGACAGCACCTGCTGGACTGGCACGGCGACATTGACCACAAGCTGGGATAAAGAAAGACCCACCTCGCCGGGTGGGCCTTTTCTTATTGGTTCCATGGGGCTTTGCGCAGATCTTTTTGGGCGTCTTCGCCGTGATAACTCAGGAGATACACCCAGTCCTTTTCTGTGCGGGAAAAGAAATCCATGTCGTTGATCGCGGCGATGACTTTTTCCTTTTTGCTACCGCTGATGCTTTCACCGTTTGCATCTTTATCCGCTTTCAAATCAGATGTTGCGTTTCTATAAAGGCAAAACTCCGCGGGGGAAATCCCCTGTTCCTTTTGGGCTTTTTGTACGTTTAACTGCCATCCTTCCAGGGGCTTGCCGCCGATCTTTGCCCGCGCCGCCGCGTCGGCGTAAGCATAGAGGTCTCCAATGTACTCTACTTTGTCTGTGTCGCTCATGGCCTTGTAAGCGGGAAGACTTGTGGCTTCCTGAATCAGTTTGTAACTGCTGTTTCCCAAATCCTTGGCATACTTCACATACTCCTCCGCCGTCAGGTCCTTGCGGTTGCCGTCCTTGTCGGTGATATACCGCGCCGCCAGGTCCGGGAATACGGAGGTCTCTCCGGTTGCATCCCGGAGCCTCTGCAGCTCACTTTCAACCTTGTCCACTTCCACTTGGGAAATGTAGGCGGGATTCGCCGCGTTATTCAGAAGCCGCCAGCCCAGGTCTCCGGTCTCCTCCTCCCGGCCCCATGCGTCGATGTAGGGGATCTGGTTGTAGTCCCACAGAGGCAACCGAGATGAAGCTCGTCCAAGCGCATACTGCGCATCTGGATTGAGACCAGCGTTTTTGTCCGTGTAGGTGGTCATGCGGACATCTTCGCCGCTCCGCTCCACTTGTCCCAGCAATGTGGGAATGCCTTGGGAGAAGTAGGACGTAATGACAGACGGGATCATCGCCATCAACGGCTTTTCTTCCGCGTACTGGACGCTCTCGATCAGGTCATTCACACCCTGCATCATAGACAGCTCCAGCATCGGGTTTGCCGCCGATTTGGTGGCGTCCCATATGCTGTTGACAATGCTGCTGGCGTCCCAGCCGTTTTCCCCGACGGCGCTCATCATTTCCACGCCCATAAAGAACGGAAGCGATTCCGGCGCCAGCCAGTCCAGCGTAATGGATGTACCGTCTTCCAGCTCCAGCGCGTAGCCCTGGTGGCCCAGCAGCTCCGCCCATTTGTCGTCCTCGCTGTCGCCCTGTCCACCCGTCACCAGCCCCTGCGCAAACAGATATGCGCCCAGGGCAAACAGTGCAGAGCCGGTCAGTCCAGCGGCTACGTTGTCCAAAGCCTGGGATACGCTCATATCGCCCTTCTGCACTTTCCGCAGGTCCAAAGTAAGGCTCTTGGCAAGGCCGGCCGGAGAGTACTCCAGAGCGCGGGAGAGGATGTTGGCAGGCGTTTTCTTAAACGGCATGACCGCCTCGCCAACTACGCCAAAAGAATCGACAATTTTTTGCGTCCGTTGTGCGATGGCACTGTTGTCCTGATAAGTGGCTTTCAACGCCTCCTGTGCCGCATAGTCCCTTGCGTTCTGTAAAATCTCATTGGTGGAAAACGGGGTCCCATCTTCATGCCGAATTTTTCTGGGGATCGGCTTCAACGGGCTGATTATTTCCGCAGGTAGCTGAACAGTGGCTGAGTGCCCGGCCTCATTTTGGAAAAACACGGTATATTTACCACTTGTCGGGTCAAACGCCCGAACCGTTCCAATATTGTCACGGTCTCTTGCCTTAACACGCGTACCATCCGGGATAACATAAACGTTGCTTGCGTTGGCTACTTTGCTTGCGCCCGCTTCCGCCGTTGCCTGCTCTAGTTCCGCCGCCGTCACACCGTTGGCTTTCAGGTACCCAGCCAGGGAGTCCGCGTAGGTGATGCGCTTGAAAATGGCGTCTTCCCATTCCAAGGCGGCGCTGTTGCCCTTTCTGGCGGCCTCCAGCGCCCCGGTCTTGAAGATGCGCCGACGGCTCTGGATCTCGCCCCGCACATCATCGTATTTGCTTCCGCTCAGAAAGTCGGCGGCGTTGCTGTAGTCGTTCCATGCCGCCCGGTAGAGAGCGGGAGAGACGGCAAAGGATTTTGTCCGCTCCACATCCACGCCCAAGCCGGACAGTGCCGCCTCCAGTCCGGCGGCAATTTCGTTCTTGATGGCCCGCACCGGCTGGAATCCAGCGTTGCCAATGATGTTGCGAATGTGCGTCCGGGGGTTTCCCAACATGGATAAATACCGCCAAGCGTTCCACTTGTCCCGCCAGTTGGACGGCACCTGATCCGCCACATTCTGGTAAATATCCCGCATGACCGCGTCCCGTCCCGCCTGGTCCGTCTGGTCGAGGAACTTCTGCACCAGGGCGTCGTCAATTTTAATATCCGCAACATGATTGCGACGATTGCGTTTTTCCAGAGCGGCCCTCATGTTCTCCACGCTCCGCTGGACACCGTACAGCTGGCTTTCCGGGGACAGCTTGCGCAGGATGCTTGCGGCCTGCATCGCCTGCCCGATATTGGTATTAAGAGACTGGTACAGAGAGAGGATTTCCGCCACCGCCTGTCCGTCTCTGGCGTTGGCGGCGTTGTTCAGCAAGGTCTGTCCCAGTACAACGGTATCTTTGGATGCCTTGCCGGATGTCACGTCATTGCGGAACTGCTCCAACGCCCCGGCAAAGCCTTTGTTTTCCAAAGAGCGCCTTGCCTGGTCAATGGCAGATTGGTCGCTCCTGCGGTTATAGGACAGCCGCCCGTCCGCAACCATCTGCTCAATCATGGGAATCACGTCATCCGGAAGAGCCTGAGCGCCCATGACGGTGGAGGCAGACTTGCTGATATTCTGGCCCTCAAAGTCCCGCGTCGGCACATCCACCGGGCGGGCGGCGTTGGCCCCTTCCGGGTAAAAGCTACTGCTCTGAGCCTGCAAATTGTCGTAGTCGCTGTTCAGGCTTCCCGCATTCGCCGCGCCCAGGCCGTCATCAATGCCGTCAGGACTGGTTCCTGGCAATTCGGCTCCCTGCGCGGGAGGATTCATATTGACAGAATCCGCCGGATGTGATATGGTAGGATTAACATTGAGGGGATGCATACCCTCAACAGGCGACGGAGATTGCGTCCCAGCGTCACCATTGGTGGCAAGGCTGGTTGGATTGGCGCTTTCTTCGTCGTCTATCTTTATAATAT